CAAAGGAATCAGAAACTTTTAAAAAAGGATTTTATTCAATGGTATAAAACAAATCCCTTTGTTTTTTGGGCTATCCAAGAACGAGCGAAAGCGGTTTCTAATGTAAAATTTTACTTCAAACAAAACGGCGAACTGTCTCAAAACGAAATAACCGAGAAGCTCAACAATCCGAACAAATACCAATCTCAGCAAAATTTTTTAATTCAAGATCTAACTTTCCAATCGATATTTGGAACGGGCTATTGGTATGTAAATAAATTAATCGATTCTAGGGGATTCGCTGACGATACTACTGATATTATAAACATAAGCGCCGATAAGTTGATTTTTTTAAATAAAAAAGGGGAATTATACGAAGGGGATTATATCGCCGAAATGATTAAAAAGGTGCCGGAGCAAATTGTTGTAAAATATATCGTTGACGAATTAACAAGGGAAGTAAAAGAAATCGACGTTTCAAATTTATTACCCTATTTTGATACTTCAACATTCACCAACCCTTATTTTTCGCAGTCAAGATTAGAGGCTTTGCAATATATTGTTTCAAATTCTCAGGCAGCACTTGAAGCGCAAAATACGTTTTTGAGCAATCCGGGAGGAATTGGCGCCTGGGTTTCCCGTAAAAAGGACGCAATCGGATCCGTTATGTTGACTGAGAAGGAGCGCAAAGAAATGGAGCAAGGGCAACAAAACGATTACGGGACGCTATCCGGACAAAGGAATATACAAATAATTGGTACTGATGTCGATTATATATCCACGATCCCAAAAGTAAGCGATTTAAAGCTTAATGATACTTTAGTAAATGCCGGTTTAACTATCTTCGGGTTGTTTGGATTACCAAAAGAAGCTTTTACCGCTTTAGTTGCGGGATCAACCTTTGAAAACCAAAAAGAAGCTTATAAGGCCTTTATTGAAAGCGAAGCCCAAAACCTAATTGATGACCGAACCAACAGTTTAAATAAATATTTAGGATATACGGACGGCAAAATTATCGGAAGTTATTCCCATTTAGCGGTAATGCAAGAGGACGAAGAGCGAAAACAACGCATAAAAAGGGGCGATATAAGTATTTATTCGGAATTATACGAAAAGGAAATAATAAATTCAGAAGAATTTAGAAATTTAATATCTTCAATGATTGGATTATGATCGACGAACTTAAAAAATTGGAATTATTAACGGAGAAGGAAGATATAAAGGAAGAAATAAAAGCCTCTATATTAAAAAGAATTGAAACTATAAAGTCAAAAACGGAGGTTAAAAAATGATTACGGCGAAGGAATTTCCAAATAAAGAATTTGCAACACAATCGGAATTATTCGAGGAATTGAGGACCAATAAAAAAACCTTAATCGCTCAGAAAAAAATGATTACGAAACAAGGCGACGCAATCAGCCAAGCGGTAAACCAATCGCCCGGAGACAAGAATTCAAACAAGGCGTTGACCATGGCCGACGATAGCGTTAATAAAATAAGCGCGCAATTAGTTATTAACACCACCGGAATAATGGATTCGCACGGCGACGTACATATTGCGGGGATTTGGAATAAAACAATAAAAGAAAACAAAAGTTTACTATTGCTTCAAGAGCATGAAATGACATTTGATAAAATTATTAGCGACAAAGTGGTTGCCAGGTCTCAATTATTTACTTGGAAAGACCTCGGGTTTGATTATGACGGAGAAACGGAAGCTTTAGTTTTTGACGCCGAGATTGAAAAAAACCGCAATACTTTCATGTTTAACCAATATATTAAAGGTTATGTAAAAGAACATAGTGTTGGAATGAGATATATCAAAATGGATTTAGCTATAAATTCAGAAAATGAAGCGGATAAGGAAGAAAAGATTATTTGGGACAAATATATAAACACAATCGCAAACAAAGCCGACGCCGAGGCCCAGGGTTATTTTTGGGCAGTTCATGAAGCCAAGGCAATAGAAGGAAGCGCCGTCGTTAAGGGATCAAACCCGGCGACGCCGACAATAAACGTTGAAGCCGCCAAAAGCACTTTGCAAATACCGGAGCCGTCTGATGACACTCAAAAAAAATTATTTTATCAATCATTATTTAAAAATTAAATTACAAAAAAATGAAATTCAACGAATTTATTTTATCAAAAGGTTACAACGCCGAGCAATATGCGGGTTTAGAAGTAACAAAACAAGCAACTTTGCAATCGGATTTTTTGTCTGATATTTCTAGCAAATTGGAAACGAAAGCAAACAAAGAAGAATTGGACGCTATCAATGTTAAAATTTCAAATGCAACAACTTTGCAAGATTTGAAAAAAGCAACTGAAGAAATCGAAAGCTTAGCGCTTAAAGTTGCACAAATAACTGAGAAAGGCGGAAACGGTTCAACTAGAAACACTTTCAAGAAAATTATCGAAGAGCAAGTAAAAGCCAACAAAGGCAAAGACTTAAAAGATACTAATCTTGAAGTTGTTGTAAAAGCCGATATTCTTTTCAATATTGCTGCAACTGCCGCGGGTGGAAATTTTCCTTCTGACGATGCAAACGTTGACGCAAATATTTTATTTGCTACGGCTATCGATTTAGGCTTTGCTCAAAGATTGTCAAGAGAAGCGACAATTTTAAACAAATTAGCTGGAGCAACTCCTTTAATGATTGGCGAAGCGTTAAAAGTAACGGTTCCCTACGATCAAACCGGCGCGCCGATTAGAGTTACGGAAGGCAAAGCAAAAACAACTATCGCGGTAAAATTCAAGACTGAAAAGAAAGAAAGCGAAAAGTTGCCGATTGTTTTTTACATATCTGAGGAGTTTATGAATAGAGCGGACTATTTAGTTGCTGAAATTCAAAACTATATGATTCTATTATTGACTGAAGTATTGGAACAATTCGTTTTCGATGCAACTAGCGGAGTTTTAAGTTATGCGCAAACGTTTACAACTATTGCGGGCCTAGAGATTGTTGATGCTAATGAATACGATGCACTTAACGCGGTAGCTACTACAATGACAAACGACAAGTTTACACCTGATACAGTAGTTATGAATACTGTTGATGTTGCTAAAATGTTTGGAGCTAAAGGAACCGACGGTCATTATTCACTACAAAACGGCGGATCAATTAGAATGGTTGGCGAGTCAAGTCAATTGATTGTTGGAAACAAAATGTTGGATTTAATCGAAGTTGATTCCGATATTATCGCTGCGGGAAGTTTTGCAATGTGCGATTGGACAAAATTGCGTTTTGGTTTAGGCGATTTCGTTTCAAAAGCCAATCCATATACTTTCATGAGAGATAATGTAGTTGAAAACGTAATTGAAGCGCCTTTTGCGGTAATGTTACCTTCAAACTATGACGGGGCAGTTGTTTCGGATACATTTGCTAACGTTATTACTGATATTACACCGGCGTAATGACAAAATCAAAAGCAACCGCCAAAACTCAAGGAGCTAAAGCGGAAGGATCGAAAGGTAAAAAAGCCGAAGCTCAAGAAATTGCAGAATACAAAGGAAAAAAACAATTTGTTATTTCTAATGATTTCGCAAGATTTAAAAAGGGCCAGGAGGTTGCAATTGAGTTCGAAAGAGCGTTAAAATGGAGAAGTAAAGGGATAATATAATGATATATATAACTCAACAATCTAAGTTTGTGGGGGAGTTAGAAATAATTCTTTCCGATAATTGCGCGCCCGATCAAAGGCTTCAGTATTTTATAGAGAAATATGAACCTCAGATTTTGCGTAAAATTTTAGGACAGAAATTTTTCAACTCCTTACAAGCGGAATTAACTGCCGGGCTTGCGGGCGAATGGGCGGTTCTTGTTAATGGTGGCGATTTTTCAATTGACGGGGTAACTTATCAATTTGAAGGCCTTCAAAACATAACTGCGGGGTTTATTTATTATTGGTACCATAGGGACAACGCTTATAATGTAGCGCAGACCGGCGGAACTTTGCCAATGAGAAAAGAAGCTACCAACAAAAGCATGGCGTTTAAACAATTTACAGCGTGGAATAATGCGGTTGAGTTGATTGATTGCGGGGAATATAGTCTAAATTCATTCCTTAACAATTCAAGTTTAGAAGATTACGAGGTTAATCTTTACGGGCTGAAAATAAAGGGGTTGCAATGGCTTTAATAATAGTTGAGGAGGTTGAATATGTAATTGACCAAATGAGGACCAAAGGAGAGATCGAGATTATTTCGGGCGCTCCGGTTGGAACGGTTCCTTGTGAGGTTGTTTATGATTGCAATGAATGTTTAAAAGCTTCCGATTTATCGGACGGCTTTCATTCATGGTACAATAAAAGCCCTTATTATTATTACGGAAATAGAAATGAAGTAAGGAATTTACTCGCGCTAAAGGATAAAAAAATAACCGGACGCGCAAAATATCCT